TTAATTTATATTCTTTATATTTATTTTCTTTTAATCTTTCTTTAGCATATTCAATTGGATTCTCTTGGTGAGTAGTAAAACATGAATAACTACCTGGTCCTTCATCTAATATTTTTACTATTCCTTGACCTTTTCTACCAGGATATTTATCCATTTCTACTGTTATTTCTTTTCTTACTGGTGTTTTAGAGTGGTCTATATTAAACCACGCACGTTTTAACGCTTCTCTATGTGCTCTAATCTTGTTCATATTCTTGTAATTTATTTAGTATGTGTTCTAACGCTTTAACGTATCCACAATCAAATAATCTAGCACTTTCGTCATTCCATCCAGCTTGTTCAAATACTTCTTCAAAATGTTCATCACTATCAAAGTATTCTTTAGCATCAATTATTTCGTCTTTTACATATTCTACTAATTCTTTCATGTCTTTTTATTTAATTCTTTTAATGTATTTAATACTATTTCTACTGCTTTGTCTTCACCTTGTTTTTCCAACTCAGTGATAAGCATTATAGCAAATATTCTTGCTCCGTCTTTCATTTTCATACTATATTATTTTATATCTTTCACCATTTACCGTCACTGATAAGTTGTCAAGAGCAGGTCTATTTTCTAATTCTTTTTCTAAAATCAATATTTTAGCTTCTGATTCAGTCTTAAAAGCAGCTACTTCTTCGCAACATTTATCTTTTCCTTGTTCTAATCCATGAGTATAACCATTGTTATATGCTTTGTTATAGTTATCTTGATTATTATTAACTTCGTTAACTCTATTTTTATACTCATTTTTGTAAGATTCATACTGCCATTTAGGCACAAACTCACCATTCACTACTTCATTTGCTCGTTTTATGTAATAATTTTTGAGACAATAGCTTATTAAGTATTCTAATCTATCTATTTCTATTGGTATTAGTTTACAAGTACGAGTTGAAAACTTTCTATATTTATCAGTTTTAACGTGAGTTAATTCACCATCACCAAGATCTTTCCATTCCCATATTGGAAAATATTCTGGCTCACCTTCACATCTTTTATTTAGTTGATAATTACTATATCCGCTATTTTGATTTCTTACATAACCACTTTTGAAACTAGCTACTTCAATAAAAGTTGCATTTGCTTGATTTTCTGGCCAATTATTTTTGATTGGTAATCTCCACACTACTGTACCGTTACTACTCTGCCTTTTTGTTGTAATATCTTCAATACCAAGTAGTTGCATTTGCTCCCATACTTTTTCGTATCTTGCATCACCTTTGTACTTTACAAAGTATCTTGTTTTTTTATCATACATAATAATAATCTCCTATTTTATAGAATGTTGGGTAATCTCTCCAGCTTTCACCTTTCAAATCTATAATTCTTGTTAATACTTCTTTGTCATTTAATATCACTATTTGATTTTTAGTGTGATGAGTTCTTTTTGTTGTTCTAAATTTAATTGTTTTCATCTATTTTATTTTAACATTGTACCATAACCTCTACGACGAGTTAACTTAGCTATACGTTTAGCGTCACTGCTTGACATAATCTGTATAGAATTACCTGTTTTGTGGTTGATTAGTGGTGCACAACCATACGCTTCGGTCGTAGAACAGCCAACACAAACTCTGTAGCCAAGTTCAACTCGTAGTTTAGGTATTATTTTATTGCATTTACATTTCATATTTATATTATCCAATAGTAATCGTATTTAGTTTGTAATTATTTCATTGTCACTATGTGTCATCCACTCACAATTACTTAAATTATGACCTTTATTAGTTAAATATTCTTCACAACTTTCTTCATCTGGATTCCACGCTGTTAATCGTTGGTCACTTATTCTGTATTGAAACACTTTACCTATTTCAAAATCTAATACTGTTATATATTTCATAATTTTTCTATTTCTTTTAATGCTTCATTTATTTCTTCTATAGTCAGCCAACCTAACACGTCATCAGTAATTGGAGTATCGTAGCACAAATGACCATTATGTAGAACAGCTAGTTCATAAAGATTACTTTCTCCTTCTACGAATGGTCCACCATAACTCATATCATGACACACTATACTCGCTCCATACCCATTGTCAAAATCTACAGTTAATCCTACTCCATTACTAATTTTTGCTAATCCACTTATTTTAGTCATCATTTTTCTTATGTTTTTCTTTTCTATTATATTTCTTTTTATTACGGTGAATAGTACTTGACGGAGGTCGAACTCCTAACTCAATGTCGACCTTCCGCCTGACGCACCGCTTTTGTTTCTTATTTAATTTACACATTACCTTCTAATAATTTAGCGAAAACTAGTGCACACATTAGTATTAATATTATCCACGCTCCCATAGTTATTTATTTAATTCGTTTAAGTATATTTTCCACTCTTCTTCAGCATTTCTTGCTTCAATTTCGTAAGGATGATTGTCATAAGTAAATCCTTCTTTATAATATTGGTCAAATATTACTTTAGATTGTGTAGAGTGTACACACTCGTGTATTAACGCTCGTATAATATCTTCTACGCTGTGCAATCTTGAAGTGTATAAATATATCTTGTTATTACTCCAATCATACTCTGCTTCAGCACACACTTCACCAGTCATACCTTTTTCACCACTTAATCTTTCGTAAATGTTGTAATGATACTCAACTTTAGCAGTACAATTATTATCTTTACTAATTAGTGGATATACTTTATTTACTGTTTTTAATATTTCTTCTAGTTTCATTAGTCTAAGTTTGGTTTTACACCACGTTCTTCGTCTTTACGAACACACTCAGCAATAGCGTTTGATAATAGTTCATCGCTTGAATGCACAAGAAACGCTGGATTTACTTCGTTTTCCCAAGTGTAGTAAACATGCTCGTGACATTGTCTTACTGTTTCAAAATAATTAGTGTGAGTTTTACCATAACTATTAGTCACTTCGCAAGTCCACATAGTCGCACCCGCTCTTTTACTTATTGCATAATCTCTTTTACTCATAATTTATATTTTAGAGCACTCGTGAGAATCGAACTCACCACTAGTTTACTAGTATATCTCCAAGAAGTGCAAGAACCGAATCTTACTGTCCATTCGCATTTTTTAGAACTCGCTAAATGTGTCCAACTACGAGTCGAGACACTCCGTGCTAATCAGCACTTCACACGGAGTTGTAGTGTATTTCACCTACTACTTCTCAATTTTTTACTTACACTAATTCGATATCTCGACAAACTTTTGGTATGTTATTTGACGCAGTGTAAGACTTATATTTCTCCCAACATGGTAGAGTCTCTAACTTTGACTTCATTACTTCAAAAACTTTGTCGTGATTGTAAGTATAAGTTTCACCTTTTTTGTTAGTAAATTCTATTAGTTGGTTTTTACCAATTAATGACTTTCTTACTACAAATCTTTTACTTTTTAATACACTCATGACTTTTAATTTTTTTTTATGTTAAACTTTATTTTATTTATATTTTGGTTTCATTTATATTATCCAAACTTGTTCGTATTTACATTGTAAAAGTAGTAATTTTGTTTATTACATATTTTTACATTAGTGGTATTCCACTGACTCTCACAATTCACAATTGTAAATTAAATTACAAATGTAATTAGTAAAGTTAGTACTACAAAGAAAGTTATTGCAGAAATTGAAGCAATTACTTCATGTTTATGTTTTCTTTGTTTTTCTTTTTTGTAAGCAATCCAATGCTCTCTAGCTTCATACATAGTTATATTGTTTTAAGTTATTAAAAGTGTGACATTAGGTTATTAAGTAAGGAATAGTAACAGGCTATTGTCACTATTTTGGAATAACACTCCGACTATCTACAGAAAGTTGGAATGTTATTAGTATTAGTATAACTTTTATACTTTTGGAAACAATTCATTGATTCAAATCTTTCTTTGTTTCTTTCATACACTTCATCATGATTGTATGTTATTTCATCACCTTTTTTATTTGTGAAAGTTATTACTACATTCTTACCGATTAAGGATTTTCTGATAACGAATCTTTTCGTTGTTAAGTTTTTAATTTTCATTTCATTTAAGTTTTAATTATTAATTTATTTACATATTTATTATCCATTTAGTGTCGTATCTACTCTGTAAAAACGTGAAACAATAGAAGGGAAATATATTTATAGTTAGTCTGTTGAATAAAAAATAAAATGATAGATGAAAATTTTTGAAAGCAAAAACCTAGAGAAGAGGGGGGCTGGGCTTTTCAATTTGAGTTTTGATATGGGCGGAGTGGGTGGGGGAGGGGGGACAACACTACACCCCAATATTTGCAATATCATATTTTTCATCTCTCCCTAAGGATATTACTAGGAGTAATATCTAGGATAGGAGTAAGAGAATAACAGGCTAATGTCACATTTGTAAATAATAACTTTTCTATGTGATAATATAAAGTATGAAATCCTCACCAATAAAACTGAAACAAAAACTATCACCATCAGCCGCGAAGAAGAAGGCGGAAAGAGATCTTGCAGCGGCTAATTCACCATATAGAAAAAGGTTGAGAGCTGATAGCCAAAAGAAGAGAAGAAAGAAGTCTTCCGCGTTTCTAAAAGGTAAGGACTACGATCACAGAACATCGTCATTTAAATCTGTTAAATATAACAGAGGTGGCGGTGGTAAAGGAACTAAAAACGAATAATTATGCCTAAATTTCCAAAAAACAAATCAGCATTCATGATGAAAGGTAAATCACCTATGATGAAAGCACTTATTGGTAAGCAACATAACTTACCTGAAGAATTAAAAGCTGAGATATTAGCTTCACCCGCTAAAAAGTATAAATCAGATGCCCAACGTAAAGCTGTACATGCTAGTAAAGCTGAATCACCTGCTAAGATGTATGGTAAAAAATCACCTGCAAAAAACTATAAAAAAGGATATTACGGAGCATAAAATATAGGGAAAGACCCTAGAACCAAGTTATTAACCAAAAAACCAAAAACAATGACTTATTTGTATTACAAGAGTACGTCAAGCACGTACACCCAGAAACCGAATGAAAAAACTATTGAGCAGTGGAGACACCTATCAGATAAGAAGAACTGGAGGATAACTCAACTACCTAATGGATTTTACCAAACGGAAGTGTCAGACCCAAATGAGGGTAAAGATTGGCACGATGTAACCAGACGAGAAACCATAGAAGGTGCTGAAGCCGCGATTAACGGTAGCATCGACCATTTCTCGAAAAAGTTAGAGGCTGTCAAAGGTCCGAAAGTCGTAAAGACATTTGAATAAAAGTACAATTTAATTAAATTTAATCAAATTATGGAATACAACTTACCTAGTGAGATCGTCAAAGACTTAAACTTTGGCGATCAAGCTAAAAACAAAGTAATAACTGGCGTTGAAAAGCTAGCACAAGCCGTTAAATCAACCTTAGGCGCATCTGGAAAGTGCGTAATATATGAGGATGCTCGCGGCAAACCGGTGATCACAAAAGACGGGGTAACCGTGGCACAAAGCGTAGTCTTATACGATCCGGTTGAGAACATAGGGGCTACTTTAATTAAAGAAGCAGCCCAAAATACAGTGAAAGAAGCTGGTGACGGTACTACTACCGCTACAGTTTTAGCTGAAGCTTTAATAAAAGAAGTTGATAGACAAAGAGAAGGAGCGTCGATCAGGGAAATTAAAGAAGGTATTAATTCTGGACTAGAAAAAGTTAATAAATACCTTGAAAAAGTCGCTATTGATGTAAAAGGGGACATGTTAAAGGATGTTTCTGCGATTTCTTGCAATAATGATATTGAGTTAGGTAAAATTATCGCAGAAGCTTACGCAGAGGTTGGTGAAGAAGGTGTTGTTTTAATGGAAACTAGTGAAACAAACGAGACTTATGTTGAATTAGTTGACGGTGTTCAGATGGACGTCGGTCTCACGTCTCCGCATTTTGCTACAGATACTGAAAAACAACGCGCGATTCTTGAAGATCCACTAGTTCTAATTGTAGCATCGGAAATACCTAACATAAGAAAAATACAAAAAATACTAGAATTCGTTATAAAGAACAAAAAACCGCTTTTAATCGTTGCTCCAGTTGACCAACAGGTTAAAGCGGCGCTTTTAATGAACAAGGTTAAGGGTAATATTAAGGTAAATATCGTAGATTTACCGGGTTTTGGTCCAACAAAGCTAGATACAGTGGAAGATTTAGCACTTTTAACCGGGGCTAAGTTGATAAATGAAGAATTAGGTGATGATTTAGACTTAATTGACATAGATTGTTTAGGAAAAGTCGAAAAAAGTGTTACAGATGACAAAAATACTGTAATTACTACTTATGAGGTAGCTGATAGTTTGCAAGGTAGAATAGAAGATGTTAAAAAAGCTATTAAGACTGAAAAAAACGGTTTTATAAAGAAAAAACTCGAGGATAGATTAGCAATGTTAACAGGTAGCGTAGGAATTGTACGCGTTGGTGCTGATTCTAAAGTGGAACTAAAAGAGAAGAAAGATAGAGTTGAGGATGCAATATATGCTACAAAAGCTGCTTTAAAAGAAGGAATAGTGCCAGGTGGTGGAGTTGCTCTGCTTAACGCATCTCAAAAAATCACCGCTGACGCGGTGGGTGAAAAGATACTAATGGATGCTATTAAGGCTCCATTTAATACTATACTAGAGAACGCGGGATTAGAACAAGTTGCACCAAGACCCGAAAAAGGATTAGGTGTTGATGTTGTAACAGGTGAAGCTGTTAATATGATCGAATCCGGAATAATCGATCCAGTGCTTGTTACCAAATCTGCACTTAAAAATGCTGTAAGTATAGTATCAACGATTATATCAGCTGATTGTGTAATTTCAAACATGAGGACAGATGAAAGCAATTAATCACTATATAATTATAGAAAATATAAAAGAAGGACCTAAGAAAGTATCTGGTCTAATAATGACAGATGATACAGATGTTGACAATAGGTATTCTAAAGCAAAGATAATATCTACAGGCAATCTCGTAGAAGGATTAAAAGATGGAGATATAGTATATTACGATAAACATGCTGGGCATGCAATATCATGGAAAGATGAACTATACCATGTAATCCGTTCAGGCGATGTTGTTCTAGTAGAGTAGATTAAGCCCAAACCATAGACTTAAAACCATAGACTTAAAAACAAAAACAAATTATTAATTACAAAAAACAAAATTATGAAAGAAAAGTATTTGTATTTTGCGAAGGTAGGCGTAGTAAACGTTGATGCTACAACGTCAGCTATGATTCCTGCTTCAAGATACTTAGGTTGTAACCCTATATCAGCTACAACAACTGATTTTAAATTTCAGGATATAGACACAAACAACACTGCTATAGTAGTTAGATTAACTCACACTAGTGGTAAAAACAAAGATGTAATAGAAAAAATGATGCAATTAATGAACGCAGATGTTAAAGATAACTTTATTGTAGTTGCTGATTCAGAAAAAGACACGGGTTCTATTACTGGCGCTGCTACTAAAGATGTAGAAATACACTCTCATTTTGATGACTTAGTATCTGAGTGTACGTCAATAACATAATATTAACTATTTAAAAAACTAAACAAATGAAAGAAAATTATTTATTTTTTGCAGATGGTGACGGTGTTGACGCTACAGGAGACGCTGGAATGTACCCTGCATCAAAATTTTTAGGAGCTTCGGCTGCTAACGCGACAACTACAAATCTTCACTTTGAAGGTGCAACAGGCGTTGGGGATGGTGATGAGTTAGTTGTTTTAACTCATGCTGATGGAACCACAACTACTGGACACAAAGTTAAAGATTTAGGAAGAGCTTTAGCTAAATTATTAACTGCCCACCCACACGGTGGTGGTAAAATAATCAACGTTGTTGATTTAACTAACAGTGTTTACGCTGAAGGATTCTCAGGCGTAACAGGCGTTGCTATTACTATAGATTCATAGTAAATGCGATTAACCGCGCAGGATCTGCGCGAGATGAATATCCTTAAGTATTACAGGCTCACTAGAAAGTGGGTCTGTAAAACTTACGGGTTAAAAGACGCAGATTTAGAATTATTAATTTATTTAGATTGTAAAGGAAGATTTACACGAAAAGATTTCATGGACGGAGTATACACTTATTCATGGGATAAAAACAGGTGGGAGAGATTAAGAAGAGAAGGTTGGATAGATACCTGGAGACATCGTAATAGAACTACTATAATGTACTCTGTATTTAAGACCTCGTGGAAATGCTCTCAAATGATAAGTAGAATATACAGGATACTCTTAGGTGAAGAAGATTTACCTACATCAGAAAGAAGTATATTTTTTAATAACAAATCATATACAGATAAAGTTTACAACAAAGCTATAGATGATATGATTAAAGATAAAGACAGATAACTATGCCAACATTCCCTAAAAATAAAGGATTCAATTTAAAAAGTAAAGGAAATTTTGATTTTGGAAACAAAAGAAAGATAAATCAATCAGTTGTTGCAAGTGGAGTTGATAAAAACTTTATGACAAATAGAGTAAAGAGAGCGCAAGGAAAGGAAATAACCGTTAAATAAAATGGGATTTAAACTAGGAACATCAAAAGGTAATTATGCTGTAGGTGGTGAAATCAAAACCAAGCTTAGATTTCATCGTGAATCTGGTAATCCAGATTTATCTGTTCCTGGAACACCTATTATTAGAAAGCCATTAGAAGAAGGTGTTATGGGTGAAGCTAATATGGATGGTAGTATATATATCAACGAAAAATTAGATCCAAATAGCTTTGAAACTAGACAAGTGATTACCCACGAAATGCGTCACGCCACTGATATAAAAACTGGTAAACTTAGTTATGCTGATGATCACATAATGTACAATGGAGAAAAGTTTGCTAGAGAGACTAGAAATGGTAAAGATATGATTAAAGTGGATGGTAGATGGAAAGAAGCTGGTCATGGTGGTTTTCCTTGGGAAGACGATGCTAATAATGGTATAGTTAAATAATTTAACATGTGGAATTTATTTAAAGATAAAAACGAAATAAACGAGAAGAATATAATTGGCTTTGCATCATTTATAGTTATGGTACTATTTGCAGTTGCTGATTTATTGACTAGTTTAGTGGCAGATAAAGATTTAATTATAAATGAAGTAGTTTACAACTCGTTTGTATGGGTAACACTAGGTTGTTTTGGTATTAGTTCATTTGAAAAAGTAAAAGGTAATGCTAAATAAAATATTCTCTGGAGGAGCTGCAGAGCTAGTAAAAGGTGTAGGTGGAGTAATAGATAACTTACACACATCTGCTGAAGAAAAATTAGAAGCAGAAAGAAAAATAAAAGAATTAATTGCTAACTACGAAGTTGAAATGGAAAAGAACATTACGGCTAGGTGGGAAGCAGACTTAAAATCAGATTCATGGCTAAGTAAAAACGTTAGGCCTATGGTTTTAATATTTTTAATAGTATGCACCATGCTGTTAATATTTATAGATGCTGGTGCGTTAAAGTTTGAAGTTAAATCATCATGGGTTGATTTACTTCAATTAGTATTAATAACAGTGATCGGCGCTTACTTTGGTGGTCGATCATTTGAAAAAGTAAAAAAATAAAATTATGGGAATGAATTCAACAGATACAGCTTATAACTTTGGGATGTTTGGATCAACATTTTTAAAAGGTGATGGAGCTAAACTTCTTTTAACAGCGTCAACAGCTAAGTATTACGTTTGTGCTATTACAATGATAACAGACGCAACATTTCAAGCGCTAGAAACTCTTGATGGAGGTGTTAATATGGGCATGGGTGATACTGCATTTTTTGGAACAGATGTATTAGCTATAGATAGCCATTGGAACGCAGCTGCGGCTGATACAACAGCAGAAACTAACGAAGATGCTGATCCAATAACTACTTCAGATACCTTTCCTAAAGGACTAACAGTTTATGGAATGTGGGATAATGTAGAGTTAAACAGCGGTTCTGTTATAGTTTATGTTGCGCCAAGACCAGATTATAGAAATAGAGCGTAATGTTAGGATTAGGACATAGTGTTAGTGGTGATTCCGTTAGTTTAGTAGAAATATTTTCTAACAACTTCTCTATGGAATTTGATGGGACTGGTGATTATATTGACTTAGATTCAAGGGCCAGCATGATTGACCCAACTAAAGGTACAATTTCAGCTTGGGTTAAAGTAAATGACACAGGTACTACAGGACAGATAGTTTCTTGTAGAAGAGATGCTCAAAATCTTATACAATTATTTTATCATAATGGCACTTCTGAACTGCGTGCTACGCACAAAGGAAATGATACTAGTATATATGCAAATGTCGACGCTAGTGAAACAATTGAAGCTAGTGGTAATTGGCATCATGTAGCTATGACTTGGGACACTAGTGCAGGAAATGTAATAATTTATCAAGATGGCGTAGCAAAAGAAACTACATCTGGTATACAGAATTTTTCTGGTGATCCACCTAACAAACTTGATATAGGTAAAAGTTCAGGTGGTGACACTGGGTATCATGATGGTCTTATAGATGAAGTTGCTATATTTACCGAAGTAGTAGATATTCCAACTTTATATAATGGAGGTTCACCAAAAGACGTTGAGTTCTCTGTTTTAGATGGTTTAGTTGCTTATTATAGATTTGAAGAAGGTAGCGGAAGTAATGTTAGTGATGAATCAGGTAACGGTAACTCTGGAACATTAGCTGGTGACGCAGGACATAGCACTTTAACACCATAATAAAATATATAGATATGAAATATGTAATAATAACAAGTAGCGAAGTATCTAGTGTAAACTTTTCAGAGGTAATAAATACATCTGCTAGTTTTTTAAGATATAACAATGACAACACTAAAACATTTGTAAAATTTGAAGGTAACACTCCAAGTTTTTTAGATGGCAAAACACAGTATACGCGAGCTCAGATGAAAGCAATATTAGATGATGAAGCGGGTGAGTGGTATACTGAAGAAGAAGAATAAAATTATTAATCAAATTAAATTAAATAAAATGGCAAAAAGAAAAACACCAAAAGCAAAAAAGATCGTAGATCTTAAACCAAGAGCAGAAAAAGTAACAGATGAACAATTGGCAAAAATACAAAATTCTGTAAGTTCAATTAATAATCACCAAATGGAACTTGGAAGAATGGAAACTAGAAAACATCAATTGTTACACAACTTAAATAGTATTCAAGATCAGTTAACTCTTTTGCAAGATGAATTACAAAAAGAATACAATACAATAGATATTAATATTGAAACGGGTGAAATAAATTATCCACCTGAAAATACAAATCTACCAGAAAATGGCGAAACTAATAAGGAAGATTAGTATAGGTAAAGACTATAAAAACGATGCCATGCATTATGCTGTCGGTCAAGAGGTTTATGGTGGACATACAATTTGCGATATTATAGAAGAAGAAGATAAATTCTCTATTTATATAAAGAAGAATAATGACGTTTTACCATGGAAAGACTTTAATAAAAACATGGCGGTATCTGTAGAATATAATTTAGAATACTAATGAAAAGCGTTTACAACTTTGTTGTAAAGCCAAAAGGAGAAAGATATAACAATACTAAAAAACTAGATGGTGGTGAATTAATTTTAAACACTGAAATTTACAATCATCAATATGTAAATAGAGAAGCTATTGTTATATCAACACCTATAATTGGTGATACAGATATAAAACCTGGTGACACCGTAATAGTGCATCATAATGTATTTCGAAGGTGGCATAACGTAAAAGGTATCGAGAAAAATAGTAGAAGTTATTTTAACGAAGATACTTATTTTATAAACCACGATCAAATATTTTTATATAAAAAAAATAACAAGTGGGGTGCTCCTAAAGGTTATTGCTTTGTAAAACCTTTGAAAGCTAAAGATAAATTCAACACTAAAGAAGAAAGACCCTTAATAGGTATTGTCAAATATTCGGATGGTACTGTAAAGATTGGTGATTTAATTGGTTTTAGACCAAATAGTGAATATGAGTTTATCATTGATGGTGAACGACTATATCGAGTTTTATCTAATTTTATAACAATAAAGTATGAATATCAAGGAGACGAAGAAGAATATAATCCAAGCTGGGCAAAGAGCAGTTGATGAACTGATTAAAGTCGCTAAGGAACCGATTGTAGATTCAGACGACGATATATCTGCTGATAGATTAAAGAACGCCGCAGCTACTAAAAAACTAGCTATATTTGACGCATTTGAAATACTCACCAGAATACAAGAAGAAGAAAATTTACTTGAGGGCAAGGATCCTGAAGAAAAAAAGGAAAGAGTATTTAAAGGATTCGCAGAAGGAAGATCGAAATGAGTTACGAGCAAACATTAATTAAAATAATCGAACCTATTAAACGTACGACTATAACTCGTATGAATAGAGGTAAAAAATGGAAATATGGATATAATAAAGAACATGATATCATTGTTATCTCAAAAACTGGTAAAATTGGAGAAATCTATGAAATCCAAGGTTTGCGAATTGGCTTGCCGTTGGAACCAGTGCGAGGGGTGCACGTGCACGAGAAACGAAAATGGGTAAGGATTGACCCTCCAAAAGAATTAAGTAGATTAAAAAATATATTTGATTGGAGAAATTATCCTGATGAAAATAAAGAGCAGTGGTATGATTTTATAGATGAAGAGTTTAAAAGAAGGGACGAAGGATTTTGGTTTAACAATAATGGTAAAGCAACATACATAACAGGCACACATTACATGTATCTACAATGGAGTAAAATTGACGTTGGAGCTCCAGATTTTAGAGAGGCAAATAGATTATTCTATATATTTTGGGAGGCTTGTAAAGCTGACAAAAGATGTTATGGAATGTGTTACTTAAAGAACAGACGTTCAGGCTTTTCCTTCATGTCATCTGCTGAAACAGTTAACTTAGCCACTCTTGCAAGTGATAGTAGATATGGGATCCTTTCTAAAACGGGTGCAGATGCTAAGAAAATGTTTACGGATAAAGTTGTACCAATTAGTATAAACTATCCATTCTTTTTCAAACCGATTCAAGATGGTATGGATCGACCAAAAACAGAATTAGCATATAGAGTACCAGCTAGTAAGTTTACAAGAAAGAAAATAACTTCTAACGAAAAACTAGAGGAGTTAGAGGGATTGGACACGACTATTGACTGGAAGAATACTGGAGACAATAGCTATGATGGGGAAAAATTAGCATTATTAGTTCATGATGAAAGTGGTAAGTGGGAGAGGCCTGATAATATATTAAATAACTGGAGAGTTACAAAAACATGTTTACGATTAGGTAGTAGAATTATAGGTAAATGTATGATGGGTAGCACTTCAAACGCATTAGATAAAGGTGGAGAAAATTTTAAAAAATTATACAA